CAGCTCCATTTGAGTGAGCCTTACTTCTTCAGCTGTGGTCCGTTCACTCTGCCTAACAGTAAGGACTAGGAAGGCATCAGAGATACGCCGCTCTAATGCTGTGATCATGTTGGAAGCAGTAGCAAAGTCTGCTGTCTTACCAACTTGAATTACACCGATGTCATCAGGTCTGCCCTGAACAATTGCTCCGTTACCAGCTTGTGCAAGGGTCTGTGGTTTGGTGACACTAGAAGGTGATACCAAAAATATAACCTTTGCAGCTGCTGCTGATCCTTCGACCAGAGCTTGTGCAAGAGCTTCAAGAGACCGGAGATCTCCAAGGAACTCTTCTACACGACCCCGACCGTAGTTCTCACCATCAACGGTGTTGAAGCGCAAGACAAGCCAAGGACTTGCATCCTTAGGTGATTTACCTTCTGTACCTGCAATCTTTTTATCTGATACTTCTTGATGCCAGATCCAGCGATTGTTATCAAGACGTACATGCGTATAAACTTCTACGTCATTACCAAGAGCAGTGCTGGTATCCATTGGTCGATTGACCATGAAATCAGTTTCTTGGAATTCTTTAGGTAGAAGTTTTTTGCTAATCAGTTCTTTGGTTACGATCTCAATTACGTTACCGTTCCCGTCTCGTTCTACAACATATCGGTTCAATGGATAATGCTTTAGCCCATCCTTACCCATGTAAACCAACGCATTACCTCCAACCACAAGATGCTTGAGGGCTTGGTGCACGGTTACACGGTCACTGGATGCAGCAATAGAATCCATAACCATCCGCTCCATCTTTGCAAAGCTAAGATCAAGCTCTGATCTGACTTGTGCAGGGATTTCAGCCCCTAGCTTGTCATCTCTTACTTGTAGCTTAAAGAAGGTTGTCTGCGGTGGTAGCAAACTCAACATTAGTTTGGCAGACAATGTGACTACCGCTTTGGCGCCCACTGATTGCCAAGGCTGTTTTAGTGTCTTATTAATTACACGTGAAGTATCATCTTGTATTAGATACGGTAGTGTAAGCTCAGAGCACTGTCTTGCTATGTTTAGAAATTGAGAGCGGTAGCTAGTTAGATAATCGTACCGACTACGTGCTGTCATTTAATTAACCCATATTAGGACCGCTGCCGGATCCGGTATTACCTGTGTTAAGACCGATGCGCAATGAAGACACACCTTTATTAGCATCAATGATGCTTGATTTTCTAGCTCGCTTTTTACGTACTCCGCCATTGTCTTCTAATGCTGCACCTGATTCAATAGGAGCAGGAGTGAACTTAGGCTTGAGTGCTGCAACCACTTCTTGATTGCGCTTCTCTGCTGCTTGCAGAGACTCTTCAAATTGACGAGCTTGTTCTTCGGCTTGTCGCCTTGCTCGCCTTTCAGCTCCACCACCACACATGATTAAAGTTCCTCGTTGTTGATTCGTGAATTGATCCACTCCACAACACTCCGTTGACCTGCTCGATACATGATCTGCAAGACAGGAATATCAGGTGATGGATTTGCTAATGGATATACTTGCTCCAGCTCTTCAAGTAGAGCATTTACAGTCAAGCCTAAGTTAAGCGTACTGTGGGAGGTTTGGATTTGCATGTTCAAAGAATGCTGGCATACGTGCACGTTGTGTTTCCAGAAGACCTTCAGCCTTACCTGAATACATCAGCGAATCACTTTGATCCAGCCAAAATTTTTTATCAAGATATTTATTGGATGAATTACCAAGAGGTTGCATCACCCAGTTAATCGTAGCCAGCCTAAGTTTATCAAGGCTAGTTGAGACAGTAAGACCAAGCTCGCGACATACCAATGAATTCGCACCTACGTGCACCTGTTCGTCACGAGAGATATCGGCTGATACCGTTCGTAGACCAGCATCACCGTTGAATCTGAAAAAGGGTAGGAGCACAAAGAAAATTGCACGCTCGGCAACCATTGCTTTGAGTACTGTGTGATCAGGATGTGCAACCCATGCATCTCTGAGTCGCTTAGCTTCTTGCTCAGCCTTTTCATTAGTGCCAATAGCATTGGCGATGTAACCGAGAGCTTGGTCGTGCTTTTCTTCATCATGCACGTTTGATTGGAGAAGTTGGTGGGATGCTTCTGGAATTTCATTCAATGCTTCTTTAATAAAATCCCCAACGGGGAGTTCCATGTGCCGGAGAGCAAGAGCCCTGAAGATTGTTTCTTCAGATCCTTCAACTAGCTTCCCAGCAGTTGTCTGTACTGGTGTCCAGGTACGCTTTCTGTTCTGTAATTTCTGATAAGGGTTCATTCGCCGCAATCGCAAGTAAGTGGTGAGTCTTCAAAAAGATCAGCCAAGTACGAGTCGATATCAGAATCTTTCAATGCAGCGTATGCATCTGATTTATCCTGTGTATCACCCATAACTTGGAGAGAATAGTAAAGACTGGTTTGCGGTGACGCCAACCATTCTTCAATAAACGCTTCGTCATAGGTGACCACATCGGACCAACTATTAAAGCTGTAGCCGTGGAGCAGCCCAGTGCTGTCCAACATTTGAACGATGCCATCGGCAACCTTCTTGTATGCATCCCAGCCAACTTCTGATGCGATCTCTACTGGACCGTAATCAAAGCTTTGGACGCCAAATGTACCGCTATCACGGTCAACCTGACGGGCGATGGGTGGAGCAATTTCTGGACAGGTTGTGTACCCATCCAAGTCCTTATACCGGTAGCTGCAGGAGGCTGTAGGAGCGATGGCAAACGCCCTTTCCATCCTGGCGTACTTAGCAACCTCTGCGGCGCCTTGTACGGCCTTCTGGAGCTCTCTGGCAACGATATATGCAGGGGTGCGTTCGTAGTTCGAACTACCAGAGTTGATAACAGCCAGTGCTTCACCAAACTCTGCATAGGTGATGCTGTGTTTCCTCAGGAAGTTAGCCAAGCCAAGCATCCCAAGACCAACCTGCCGATCTACTTCAGGGTCAAGGTACTGACCACTCTCACCAACACCTGTCTTAGCGTGGAGGGAGCAGAGTTCAGACATGCCTGTTGCAAAAGCATTGGGCAGATCTTCTATCTCACATTGACCGAGGTTGACGTGTTGTAGCAGACAGGTGCCACGAGAAGGTAGGTAGACCTCAAGGCATACATTACCCCGAATACGATTACCGTTCTTATCCACCTTAGTCTTATTAAGCCAGATATCCCCCTGCTTAATGCCTTGGATCAATGCTTGCTTAATCTCTGTAGTGGCGGTATCCCACCAGTGTGGGTTGATGTTGACACACCGTTTAACCCAGGGGAGTTCAGATCGTGAACAAGAAATGAACTCCAGTATGTCAGGATGAGACAGGTCCAGGTGGGCCACAATTGCACCATTTTTGTAATGGCCACCCCTACGTAGGATTTCATTCAGTGTGGAATAAATTTTAGCAAAGGAAACTGGACCACTAGCTACCAATCCAGCTTCATTTGTAGAGCCTTTAGGGCGAAGCTTTGAAAGGTGAATGGCACACCCAGCCCCATAACGCAAAGCATGGCTGGCAAACAACCAGCTGCTTTCAATTCCCTCAGGGCCTGTGATTGAATCCTCTACCGTAAATACCGTGCATGAAACCGGTAGACGTGAGGTAGGATCATCGATCCATGATTGAACTCGACCAGTGCGAGCGATAAGATCTTTACTCATTAGTAGGTTTTGGTGGATTGTCAATTACGTATTTCGAGATCACTGCATAGCAATGCAGACACTCTTCTAAATCAAGGCCACCGTTAACAAGGTCTAAGGCTGCAGCTAGTACGGCCTCTTGTTCATCGGTCATACAAGATCCGTAAGAGTAGGTGGCTTGTAGTTTGGTCCTTTAAGAACCTTTCCGTCTTCTCGGCGTATTGGTTGACCGTCTTCACCAAGCTTTGTCATATTGCTTTTGTGCACACGATCTAATGCCTCGTCAAGATCCCAACCAATGTTCTCTGCGTACTGAAAGCACACATACACAAGGTCAGCTAATTCCTTCAGAGTATCTTCTGAGTTACGCTTGAAATCAATCAGTAGTTGACCCTCAGCTTCTAGGAATTCTTTGAACTCCTCAACGATCAAATTCCTCTGACCAGTCCGTGAAGCTAGCGTTGTACTGTTCTTCACCTGGAAACCGTTCCTGAATTCCTTTGCCTGTTGGCTGATGAAGGATTGCATTTTCAAGTTCATTCTGTAGATAGTGAATTGCTTTGCGTAGGTCAACGATCCGGCTGTCTTTGTATCCCGCACGGCAGATATATTTGATTGCGTTTCCTAGATGGAAGTTCAATCCTTGGTCTCGGATGAAATCCCATACTTGGATAGATCCTCGCTTGTAATAGCTTGGTCCGTTTTGATTGGTGTTGGCCATTTAGAAATTAGATTTGATACGTTGTTTCCCAACACAAAGCTTTGACGTTGAAGAGCCATGAACACCGTGATGATGTCTTCCTTTTTAGATTCAGGATTCCTTAGTGCGTCTTCAATCTGACGTAGCTTGAACTGTTGCTCCACCTTCAACTCCAGTACTGGAGGAGGGGGTCCAAAGGATGGGCTGTTGAAGGCTGAAATCGTAGTCATTTACTTGTAGGATCTTTGCGAGGCGAGCATTCATGAGAGCAACCTCTTCCTCAAGTTCCTTTTCAAGAAATGCATCTAGTACTGTTTGCCAGGTTTCACCATTTTGATCAAGTAGAGCAGCAGCTCTTTTGATTCCAATGCCTGGCACACCGGAATACCCATCAGTTTGATCACCAGCCATTGTTTGGATCAAATGCCAGCGATCGCCTTCCTCTTTAGTGATTGTGAACAACTCACTGCTAGATAGGTCATACAGCTTCCCAGGGATCTGCCGCATATCCTTGTCGGGACTGCAGATGATATGGCCACTCTCTTTCGTTGCGTAGATGCCCATGGAGTCATCAGCTTCAAGCTGAGGCAACACAACTACTTGGTAGTTTTCCTTGAGTGCATTGATAACTCTCTTGTAACCACACGGCTTTTTGCGATTACGGTGGCCTTTATAGCTTGGGTCAATGCTCTTCCGAAAGTTAACACTATCAGAGAAAAAAAGAATAGACTCATCAGTCCATCCAATTTTCCTGGAGATTGATAAGAGTTCCCGTTCAACCATGTCGTAGGCTTCGCTGAACTTACTGGTGACAAGGATGACATCACTTCCCCAGTCGATTTCTGTTTCGTTGGCGGCACAGCACTTGTAGACAATGTAATCAGCATCAATAAGTAAGCTCATTTACCTTGTCCACGTGAAAGCTTCCTACCATGGGAGGGCTTTGACCGCAATCCGTCGCCTTGCTTTGTTGTTTTGTACTTGGCACGGGATTCAAATGTTTTCTTGGTTTGGTTGGTTTTTGATTTAGTGGCCATTGGTGTTAGTGAACATCTGCCCAGCTATTACCGCTCTTTGCTTCCGCTGCGATTGGTACTCGGCATTCGTAATATTCACCTGCAGCAGTAGCCGCCAACAGAAGTCCAAACTTCAGATCATCTACATACTCAGGTGTGGTTTCAAACTGCAGTTCATCATGGATAAATGCAAGTTGGTTTGCTTTGATCCCAGTCTCTTGGATCGCTTCATGGGTTAACTGCATCCATCGCTTGGCAATTACACCAGCAGATGATTGCAGCAAATAATTCAAGGCTTTATGACCGCTATCAACAATGATCTTCCGACCATCTATAGCTTTGATGTAGCCCCTAGTGGCTGCCTGTTTAGTAGCATTGACAAGCTTCTCCAGACCAGGAATAGCATCCATATAGGCTTGCCTGATTTCCTTGCCCTTTGCTCGCGCCTTGTCCTTGGGTAGCTGTTGGTCATAACTCAATCCGATTTTCTCATCACCAGCTCCATATAGGAATGCATAAGTGACAGTCTTAACAAGCCTTCGGCTGATGCCGATCTTATCAGCATTCTCCTGGTGGATATCTCCATTCAAAAGAATGTCTCCGTACCTCCCACCGTCATACCTTGCCAAGTAATGCGCCAGCATCCTCAACTCAATCCCGGATAGGTCAGCACCAACCATCACCATTCCAGGTGTTGGTTTGAATAAGCTTCGGAACTCCAATTCACTTGGTACCTGACCAAGGTTTGGCTTCCTGTGTGCCATCCTATGGGTCGCACAGGCAACGGAACAGTGGTGATGGATACGATTAGCCTTGACTAGCTTTAGCCAGGCGTTAACGCCCTCTGAGAGCATTCCTAGCTGCTTAGTTAATTCAAGGCACCTGAACAACTGCAGGGCTATGGGTGTGCCGATATCCTTCAGCACAACCTCATCGATGGTTGCCTTCCCTTTATCGGTGAATAGAGTTGGTTCCCATCCGTAGTGCCACTTCATGACCCACGCTATGTGGTCCCTTGAAGTTGGGTTGAACTCCCTCAGTCGTGTCAGTGGTGCACCTATCACATATCCACTGGTTTTGTTATTTCTCTTAGGAGTGAATTCCGAACCCCCGATGAGAGGGTGCCTGTCTCGTAGTACTTGACTAATTTCTTCAAGCTCTCTGCGGAGAGTCGATTCAAGTTCCCATGCAGAGCGTTCATCAAAATACCATCCATGTATCTCTTGATCTGTAAGTATCTGTGCAACTTGATGCTCTAGCGAGCACCAGTCAGGTAGGGGTGGAAGTGTTCGCATAGTTTTTTAGTTACAACAACGTCTTGTATGCAGTACTCCTGCATCTCCTCAGACCAGTTCTTCCAGTCGGTTGTCTTAGAGAAGTTTCCTTTGAACTCCCCCAGTCGATATCCGTAAGACTCCAGGGAGTGTCTGCCGTAGAGCTGTACTGGCATGTGGTCCCACTCCTTGTTGTGATCCACCCTCAACATGTTTGCGTGGTACAACCTGGATAACACCAAGGTATCTACAACATCACCGCTCGGGTTGAACCATGGATACAGCTTCTTAAGAACTGGTATGTCATACCCTATGACGTTATGGCCAATGATTATCCCAGCATCTTCAAGACGTTGAACACCCCTGACAATTGGCTCACAACTACCTTCATCATTGTAGGCAATTGTTTGATCAGCCTCAAGATCATGGATGACCAAACAGTGGATACTGGTGACATCATTTAGAAGTCCGTTCGTTTCCAGATCGAAGATTAGTGTTGGTCCATCCCTTGTAGGTTTTGTCGATGAACTTTGCTTTGTCAATTGCTTCTGGCGTTGGTGCTTTAGGTTTAGAAATCGCTACTTGCGTCGAATTCTGCTTCAGGTTCTGTTTCATTAAATTTACAAGTATCTAGGTCGTAATCAAGATGACAAGCTACGCCAGTTTCTCCGCTGTATCGGTTTTTAAGGACTCGTACAGTCGTTCGAGAGTTGCCTCCATTCGACTGCTGATCCCGTTCAAGTGCAATAACTCCATCTGACAATTGCGCAATTGCTGCAGAACCACGTAGTTGTCCAAGTGTGACCCTTGCTCCTTCTTCATGATTTTTATCGGTGGTGGTAGTACGACGTAGATGAGATACCAAGAACATGGCAATCCCTGTGCGCTCAACCAAGGAGCGGAGTTTGGTCATGGTGGTGTCGATCATCCGACGTTCATCACCATCAAGACCACTTAATAGGATTGATAAGTGATCTAGAAATATGATCCTCGTATCAAGACCTGTTGCCAAGTACTCAATTCTGTTGTAGATAATATCTGGATCATAAGACCCAAACCCGTCAAAAAGAAACAGGTTCCAGTTAGCAATAGACTTTTGATAAGCTTCGGTGAGGGTAGATCGGTCATGTTCCCCAATGTGTAATGATTTTCCAACTGCCGCAGACATCAACCCTAAGGCTGTTCGTCTGTTGCTCTCCTCCAGAGCCAGGTATCCAACTCGTTCCCCGTTGTTGAGTAGGTGAGTTGCAAGCTCTCGGCAAAAGGAACTCTTCCCAATTCCAGATCCTGCGGTAATGCAGGTGAGCTCTCCATAACGGATTCCTTTGAGCTTCTCTTGTAACCCTTTGAAGGGGTATTCGTGATCATGTGGTGGACTAGGTTTTGTTACTACTTCGAGAAGAGTCTTGGCGTCAACGATGCCATCCGGCCTGTATGGGGTGGCATCCCAAATAGCTCTCCTAATTGCTTCAGCGTCATTGGCTTGTAGCGCATCGCTTGCATCCTTGTACGGCTCAACAATTTGAGCGATCGAGACCTTGCCAGGTGGTAAGACTGCAGCCGCTTCCGTCGCTGCCTTACGGCCAGCCTCGTCATTGTCGAAGAACAAGACAATGCTTTCATAGCCTTGTAACCAGGGGATAACCCTTTGGATCGATTTCCTTGCCGATGCGGCACCGCTAGGTAGAGAAACCATCGGCCAGCCCGGCATAGCCTCCTGACATGAAGCTGCATCGAGTTCCCCTTCTGTAATGACAACTCGTTTTCCAGTGGCAGGAAATAGGTGTTGTCCAAAGAGGGTTCCGGGTACTTCTCCTTCATAGCTAAAGTCTTTATCCTTTGTCTTTACTTTGCAACCCCGAACGATTCCAGCATCGTCGAAATAATAGAACCGTAGAAGGTCTCCGTCTTTGAGGATTTTGTACTTTTGACAGACTTTCTCACTGATGTTTCGTTTCTGCAGCCGTCCGGCTGAGCCTTGTAAGTAGACACTGTTGGTCATGCGGGTGTGATTGTGAACAATTTCTCCCTCTCCGGGGAGCCATGTAAGACAGGCAAAGCAAAAGCTGTGGCCATCGGAATACAAGCTATTTGCATCTGATGATCCACAGCTCGGGCATGGCTCATGCCTTACGAATTCGCTCTCGCTCATGTGAGCCAGTCAATAGGTATATTCGTGTATGAGGTCCATTTGAATCCATTCTTCTCACACCACTTAGCGTAGGTGGTCTTGGATCCCTTGCTGATTTTGTTATAGGGGGATTGAAATACAAATCGTATGTCTAGCTCTGGGTTATCAGCCTTTACAGCCAGCATCTTTCTACGATCCTCAGCATCAAAAAGACCCTTGGTCTCAAGATAAACGCCGTTAAGAAGTAAAAAGTCAGGCGTATAATTGCATCGCAACACGTAAGGAACTTTCGTGGATTCATATTCGTACCCAACATTAAGGCTGGAGAGAAGATCAGCAACCTTCTCCTCCAATCCTGATCTAAACTTCACTTCTTGTTTTTTGAATTAGCTTGTACAGCTGTTTAACAGTTTTCAACTTTTCTTCTACTGCTTCAATGTGCTTCTCTAAAGCTTGCTTAAACACAGAGTTTACAGTTGACATTAATTCTGGATCAACAAACATCTCCCATAACTCCTCACTAATGTTGTCAGAGTAAATGTCAAGACGTGATTCATCTTCGGAATTAAATGTCATCAGAAGTCGTCGTCAGCTTCTGCAACAGGCTTAGCCGTCACATTGGGATCGTTGGCCTTATATCCCTTAGTTTGGCCAAACATGGCCGCCACTTCCGTTTCATCGAGATCTCCAGTGTCAACACCGGCCGATCCGTTGAGCGCAACAACTTGTACTCCGACAAGCTTAAGGGTTGTACCGTAGGTGACCCCATCCTTAAGGATGTAAGGCTTCTGACGGAAGGCAAGCTTGACCTTAGACCCACTGTAAATAGGTGTACTTGGGTCAGTAATTGGTGTTCCTTCAGTATCCACCACGGGCGGACGGGTCTCTTCATTCCAGTTGAACTTAACTTTGTATTGATCAGTTGCTACTTCTTCCCAAGGCTCAGGCTTCAAGACACTGCGCTTAGGATTCTTCAGCTTTGATTCGGCCCACTTAAGGGACTCTGTACGGTCATCTTCCAGAATCTCGATCAACTTACTATCCACAACTGCAGACAGTGAATAGCCAAACTTACTTGGCTTCATCACAGCTTGATATCCTTCAAGGATTACAGGCTGTTGGGTAACGTGGATGGATTGCGCCATTAACAAAAGAAATAGGTGGAATTAATTACCGATTTGGCCTCAAGGTCTCCAATGATCGGTGGTTCTGTCTCTGCTCCGATCTGTCGGGCAAAGTCTTTTAGATAGTCGTGCTCTGCAAAGAGATACATGTACGTTTCCCGTACCATAGTGGACAGAATTGACATGTCTGTAGCCCTGCACAGCACTGAGTCGTGGATCAATGCAATTGGTGCATTGAACCGTATTGAGCTTAAATGTAACAAGCTAGCGTCAAGACTGTGAATCAGATTTGGAGCAGTAGCTGCCTTATGGCGGTTTGCATCAACCTTATCGGTATCATCTGTTGCTACCCGCACTTCACAGCGACCAAGCAACTGAAGACTTACTACTTCAACTAACTTCTTCTGAAGCTTTTGGTAGACCACAAAACCTGATGGTGTAACCCACTTAAGTTCTCTGACACCTCGCTTCATAGCCAGCTTGACTTCATCTTCGATCCATTTCATGACAGCCATTGGACCAGGTACTACCCGGTTCATGGCATCACGTACTGCTTTGACAGTAGCTGTTAAGTCATCCTTCTCAATCTCAACTCCTTTCTCCTTCAGTGCTTCCTTGATGTACGCACGGTTTGAAAAAGGTTTGGCGTTATAAGGTACGGTCATCACCGTACGTTTAACAGTTTTTCTATCCATATAAGGCTGGATAGATTTGGGACAGTGGGGCCTAGCGGCCTCAGCAATGACCTTGTAAGCATCTTGTGGTCTATCGCTAGGTAAGACGTTCACAAGGCCTGCTGTAGAGGCATCACGGGCCAATCCAGCGAGGATCTGAAGACCACTACATGTTGCATCACAAGCAACCATGAAGCCTGTTGTCTTTCGATCACGAGAAATGACTACATGGTAGTACTCATCACACGCTGCTAGGAATTGCCAAGGTTCATCAGCTACTTCCCACAGGTGCATGTTCCCTAGTGGGTCAGTTGCTACTTGTGTGATGTACTGCTGGTGATTCAAGACCCATTCAAGACGCACATCCATCGGCTCCTTATCCAGCCCGTAGCAGGTGGCTACGCTGAATGCGATCCAATCCTCAGCTTCTTTGGTGACATGTGTTTCATCAGCAAACCTTAGTAAGGACTTACCAAAATCGGTGTCTTGTGGAGTTAGGAATGCTGGTATTGGATAAACCCTACCCCGATAATCAAAAGACCAAGGGATGTAGAACTCATCCTTGCTCTTGAAGCGAGCAACAGCCTCCATCGTCATCCTTGTACGACATGAACGCTTGAAGCTCTGGGC